AACGTAACCATTGCATCTCCTAATATAATTACAGGAGTTGGTAATTTTGAATATAATGATATTGTTGTTGGTCAATTATCTAAGACTGAAGCAAGAGTTAGAAGTTGGGACTCTGATACTAAAGTCCTTAAGGTAACAAATGTTGGTATTGGAACAACAGTTTCAGGATTTAGAGCTGGTGAGGAATTAAGATCTGATAGAGTTGTATTTGTAGGAGTTACAACAACTGGAACTCTTGGAATAAGAACTGATAAAATTACTGGTATAGTAACCACAGGTATAATTGTTGGTGCAGCTGTATCTGAAATTAGCGGAGTTATTGGTGCTGGAGTAACTGTCCTTTCAATACAACCATCTCAACTCACAATGAGTAGATTATCACTTAATAGCGTAGTTACTACCACACAAGTTGGTACAGGAGTAACTCAATTTGTATCTTATAATATTCGTGAATATGACAGTAGAGATATATATGATAGTTACAGCGATAACGACGAGTTTGAAACTGAAGCAGATGCAATCATTGATTTTGCGGAGTCTAATCCATTTGGTACATTCTAATGTTAGGAACATATTACTATCACGAAATACTTAGAAAAACAGTTATTGCATTTGGTACGCTGTTTAATGATATTCATATTCGACATAAAGATCAGGCAGGAAAAGAAATAAGTGACATGAAAGTTGCTTTGGCATATGGGCCAATGCAAAAGTTTTTAGCAAGAATTGAACAACAACCAGAATTAAATCGTGCAACTCAGATAACATTACCTAGAATGTCGTTTGAGATGACAAACATCACATATGATGCTACAAGAAAGGCAGGTATAACTCAAACATTCAAAGCAGCAGATAATAATAATAAACTTAGAAAAGTATTCATGCCAGTTCCATATAATGTGGGATTTGAATTAAATGTATTAGTAAAATTAAATGATGATGGACTACAAATCGTAGAACAAATACTTCCATATTTTCAACCTGCATTTAACCTTTCTGTAGATTTAGTAAGTGTAATTGGTGAGAAAAGAGATATAAGTGTTGTACTGGATAATATATCATTCCAAGATGATTATGAAGGTGATTTTGCGACTCGAAGAGCATTGATATACACTTTAAACTTTACAGCAAAAACATATCTATTCGGCCCTGTTGCAGATACTCCAGAAGGAATTATTAAAAAAGTTCAGTTGGATTATCATACTACGATGGATAGGGAAAATGCTAGAAGAGAATTAAGATATGTTGTTACACCTCAAGCAAATAAAGATTATGATAATGATAATACTGCTACATTAACATTTGATATTACTAATTCTCAAGTTAGAATCAATGTTACTGATACCACTAATTTTGCTGTAAAAGATCGAATTGTAATTGATAGTGAAGTCATGCAAATTAAAGAAAAACCAGATGCAACAACACTTGTTGTGAAAAGAGGATTTAGTAAAACAATCAAAGCAGAACATCTTGAAAATAGTAAAGTTAATAAATTAACTACAGCAGACGATGCTTTAGTTGAAGCTGGAGATGATTTTGGATTTAATGAAGTATCCAGTATATTCACAGATTCATTGCAATTTAATCCTGCTACTAGGACAGACTCATGAACACAAACTTTGATGACATTGAAAAATCTTTAAATGTAGAAACATCTATTGTTAAAAAAGACAATGATAAACCAGAACTACCAAATGTAGTTTTAAAAAAAGATGACATTAAAAAAGATTATAGTTACACAAGAGGTAATTTATACTCTTTAATTGAAAAAGGTCAAGAGGCAATCAATGGAATTATGGAGGTTGCAAGTGAAACTGCAAGTCCAAGAGCAT